AGGACGTGGTGCTGATGTTTGCACAGGATGTGGTGCTGATGGTTGCACACGAGATGTGTGTATCGTTGGCAATACAGTCGGAGGCGCGGATGTTTGCACATGAGATGTGTGTATCGTTGGCAATACAGTCGGGGGTGCGGATGTTTGCACATGAGATGTGTGTATCGTTGGCAATACAGTCGGGGGTGCGGATGTGGACAGAGGAATAGTCATAACATTTTCATTTTTTTTCCTACAATATACGTTAGTAACCGTATTATCGCTGGTCCATATCCATTCCGCGTGAAGATTTATTTCTCGGCGCTCGGTCTCAAAAATCTGGAAACTATTATTTTGATAATTCTTACCAAACGATGTAGACATCCTCCATTCACTATCATCATAATCATAAGTAAACCAATCAATGGGGGGAACTTTGCTCGCCGTGTTTGAAAAATCGGCACACTTCCAATCTTCGTACCTTGTATAGTCCTTGCCATTATTCATGTCCATAATAAATCCATTCAAAAGTCCGGCATACTGACCACTAATACCATTAAATGCAATTATTTTCGGACTCTCGTCGTATATAGCAGGATAAAACTTCTTTGTAGCATTCCACCCCGTTTCAAGATAATCAAATGTTTCTACTTTTGTATTATCGGGTTGAATATTTTTACCATCTACATATAACGAATAGTCGCACTCACATGCAATATATATTGGGTATTGTATTGTTCCACCGGTCGACGGTGTAAATAAGTTTACAGGAATCGCATAAATATCGCGACAAGCATTAAATAAACCCATAAACATTAGCGTATTTAAAAATAAAGAACGCATACTGTTAAAGACCATCTATCATACTTATAACATATATTTTAATTCCTTTATATCAATTTTAAAAAGGTATAAAACGGTATAAAACGGTATATTTTTAAATAAGATAGATATATACATAAATACTATGGAAACATCTTTATTGTGGTTTGTTTTAGAAAATCCGGAACAGATATATAAATTATATAGTATAATAAATTATAAATCGTTAACTGAATTTTTATTATTTCATAATGGTACAATATTGTCTAGTGAAATATTGTCATTTTTAGACGACAACCATATAAATTCTAAATTATATCACGACATAGAAAAAGCATTAAATGACGAATTTCCATGTATTACATTTTTTAAAAATAATATAAATACCATTATACTACTTTACTATATATCCCGAAACAATATAAGTAAGATAATAGTGGACATAGATGAAAATGATACTAGACCCGACGTATATGATATAGTATCAAAGTGTAAGGACGTCCATTTTTTTTATCCAAATTTAATAATAGAAATATACACATCCGAAAAGACAGATGAAGAATATAACGACGAAATATTCAGTAACGTGTCTAGTATATTCTGTAGAAATATTATGACATATAATTACTTTGTAACAACAAAATCGCTACAAAGTAGTTATAAAAAGTTTCCTAAATTATTTTATGTAAAGTTTTCAGAAATGCACGATGGACAAGATTATTCTAGGAAGTTCTTAAAAAATAAATACAACAGGGGTATAACTTTTGGAACATTCGACTTGTTCCACTTTGGACATGATAATATATTAAAAAGATGTAGAAATTTTTGCGACTATCTTTGTGTTGGTTTATCGAGTGATGAGTTAAATGAAAGAAAGGGGAAAACCAGCATAGATGATTACGAAAAACGAAAAAGCGTGATTTTGTGTATGCAATATGGAGACGAAATTTTCAAAGAAGAGAACCTTGAACTAAAAAACGAGTATGTAATTGAGACGGGTGCGGAAATATTAATGATGGGGGATGACTGGGTTGGTGCATTTGATTGGGTATCATGTGATGTGGTGTATATGGAGCGTACGCCAAATATTTCAACGACGATATTAAAAGCGCAACTAAATAAAGATAACACATAATACGTATTAACATAAAAAAATAAAAATATATTATAAAATTGATTTATAAATATGATATCATATAGTATATACATATCGACCACGTTTCATTACTGCACCCATTCATCAAATTAACTATAATTCCAAAAAATGACAGAAGAGACTACTAGCTGTTATGCCGTCACCTCTAGTTCGGATAATAATGCATTGCGCGAAAAATACCGCAATCGGACGTTAATCAATGAGAGATATATATTCGAAAAGAAAATTGGCATGGGTAGTTTCGGTTCGGTATATAGAGGAAGGAATATTATATCGAAGGATGGTGTCGCGATTAAATTTGAAGCAACTACTGCGAAACTTCCGACACTTTTATGGGAGTCAAAGATATTGAATCATTTGTCCGGAACACCTGGTGTTGTAAAGTTGAGATACTTTGGAGTAGAATCAAATAAAAATATAATCGTGATGGATCTATTTTCGCATAATTTATCCGAAGAGATAAAGAGACTGAAGACTCTCGTTGTCGTGGGTTCTAACTGTAAAACAAAAATCGAAAATACCGACTCTGGGTCTCAAGAAGAAATAATACTTGATAAAGATAATATAAACACTGAAACGAATATTTCTAGTGAACCTGATAAGCAAGCTGGCATGGATGTTTCGACTCATAATAAAAGTCCGAGTAGTAGCGCGAGCGACGAAGGTGTGAACAATAGACCCGATGGTTTGGAAAGACCCGACGGTTTGGAAAGACTGGATGGTCTGGAAAGACTGGATGGTCTGGATGGTTATATAAAAAAGTTACCACCATACACAAAGGAGGTTATTGGTTATCTGATAGAAATGTTACAGATTATTAGTAGAGTACATGATGCTGGTATTGTTCATCGTGATATAAAACCGGAAAACTTTATGATATGTTTTCCGAAATCGGATAATGAATCGAAAGAAACCGACTATAAAATGTTACGTATAATAGACTTTGGTCTTTCGAAGTTTTACAAAAAGGGCGATAAGCATGTTATAAATACGAGCGACAGGTCAATTGTTGGAACGATGCGTTATATTAGCACGCACATACACGATGGTAATGTTTATTCGAGACGCGATGATATAATTTCAATCATGTATGTTTCGATCTATTTATTAAAAGGCACGCTACCTTGGTGCGGGATGTCTCCCAAGAAAGATGATAAACTAACGAAGGAACAAATGGTGTATAATAAAAAGGTACAAGCTACGTCGAATGAGGTGTGCGAAGGTCTTCCTGCCTTATTTATGAAGTTGTTGGAATATGCATATAGGTTAGAATATGAAGAGAAACCGGACTATTTATATATGATACGACAATGTAAACTTTTGATGCGAGTATTATAGCAACATTAAACAGTGTAATAAATAATAAATAATAAATAATAAATAATAAATTCTTAAAAATACTTAAAGCCATGACACATATTATAGTATCACCGATTACAATGAGTATTGCGAGTTCTTCTGTTACATCAGCCCCTGTTCGTCTTACTGGGCGCGTGAAGTGGTTTAATAACAAGACAGGTTTTGGGTTTATTTCGGTCGTTGGAGGAAACGATCAGTACAAGGATGCCAGCGAGGTCTTTGTTCACCACTCGGCGGTTATGGTAAGTCAGGAGCAATACCGTTATTTGGTAGAGGGAGAGTATGTGGAGTTTTCTGTGGTAAACACCGAGGTAGGTGACCATAAGTTTCAGGCGAGTGATGTTCGAGGTGTGAAGGGAGGCAAGTTGTTTTGCGAGACTCGCCATGAACATCGTGCAACCCAGTTGGGTGCGGGTGGTGAAAGAGGGAGTTCACATGTGCGTGAACGTGGCGGACGCGTTGATGGAGGTGGTCGTGGCGGACGTGTTGATAGAGGCGGTCGTGGCGGCGGACGTGTTGATAGAGGTGGTCGCGAAGGAAGTGAGTGGATGCTTGTTCGTCGCGATCGTGTCGAGTCATCTGATTCGCGCGAACATCGTGGATATGGGCGTGCGCGTAGAGATGAGTATTCTGAGCGCCCAAATCGTTCAGAGAAACATTCTTCTCAGTCTCGTTCTCCTGATTCCGCAAAAGGACCATCGTCGACTCAGGTTCAGACTCAAGTACCAGCACCCGTGTTGGTAACACAGGATGTAGATAGTATCGGCGATGTTCCAGCGACTCCTCATGCTGGTTCTAAGAAAGCACCTCGTCAGTCTAAACCGTCTGCTTAAACGACTATATATGAAGCCACACAAGCAATTCAGGCTATATATTATATTTTAAATTAATTTGTTAGTACTTTGCATGTTTCTAACAAATTAATTCAATATTATTTTTTCATAGTTAAATACAACTTTCTTATTTTTTGTTTTTTCGATAAATATTTACTTCTTTTTACTAGAGAATATTTTTTTCCATGGAATCTTAGTAGCTTGGGTTTTCTTTTACATGTAAACGCGCTATGTCGAAGTCCTTTACGACGAAAGACGGTATCGTTGCAGATACCAATTGCGCGAGCCTCACTTGCATCCGCGTCGATATCACTAGAACCGGCTTTAACTGTTTTAATACATTTGCATAATTTTTGGGCAAGAATTTCTTCTGCCTTACTTTTTATTTGCTTCGACGATTCAGATAAAGAAAATGGTATATTATAATAATTTAATATTTTTTCATAATCACTTTTAGTTAAAATCCCCATAAGTGTTTAGTTATATTAAAGTTATATTAAAGTTATATTAAAAGTAGATAATATTTCTTTTATATATAAAATTATATATTTATATATTTATATTTTATATTTATTTTAAATGCCTAAATTACTAAAAAACATTAAAAAAAAAGTTGTTGTTTTTGATTTAGATGAAACGTTAGGACATTTTGGAGAGTTGGGAAGATTTTGTAATTTAATAGACGAATTCTATAAAAATTCAAATAAGTCATATAGCATGTTTAACGAACTAGTGGATTTGTACCCCGAATTTATTAGACCCAATATTATGAATATTTTGAAATATTTGTTGCAAAAAAAGAAAGAAGATAAATGTCAAGCTGTTATGATTTATACAAATAATACGGGTGAACGCAAGTGGGCAGAACACATTAAAGGTTATTTTGAATACAAGTTAAAATCGAAAATATTTGAACAAATTATAGCCGCTTTTAAAATAAACGGGAAAATTATTGAAATAAATAGAACATCATACGATAAAAGTGTAGACGACTTCATTCGCTGTACTAAACTACCATCCGATATAGAAATATGCTTTATCGACGATGTGTTTCACCCCAAAATGAGTAACGATAATGTATATTATATTCATGTAAAAGAATATAAACATCTTTTGCCCGGCAGTGAAATGATAAAACGGTTCTTACATTCATCTCTTTCAACCGACATAAAAAACAAAGATGAGTTCACCCAGTTTTCCGCGTTTAAATTAAAATACGATATAGAAGAAAAAAATAAACACGAACAAGATATAGACATAATTGTTAGTAAAAAAATGTTGGAACATATAAAGGATTTTTTTGAAAGAGATGAACCGGTTATGAAGCTGAAATCAAACAACAAAAACCAAAAATCTTTCAAAAAAAATAACAAGTCCGGTAATAATAAAACGCTTAAAAATAAATAAATAAAATAATTTTATATCTCGAATGGAGCTCATGGCTCTCTATTGTGTTTTTTCAAGTGCGCGTTCAAGTGCGCGCGCATGCTTCTTCGTTTTTTTGTGACTGTTCATATTAAATAACTGAACCTCGCAACCACACTCGCACATGATTTTTGTCTTCGCCTTCTCCAGAATTTCTTCTCTTCTTTTTTGATAATAGTCCTTGTTATAGTTTTTTATCTTATCCCCTTGTTCTCTATTGTAGTTTTTCTGATATTCTAATTTTTTATCTCTATTCCTATAATAGTATCCACATTTTCCATTGTCACCATCCACCGTGTCCCTTTCTTCCATTTCATCGTTTGTATCGGTTGTATCGGTTGTACTATTTTTATTATTATTATCATTCATATTCGTATCGTTATTGTTCGTTTCATTCCGCGGTATGAGCAAAGGATTCTCAGTATTCTCACTCTTTGCATTCAAAATGCGCGACATTGAGGAGAAATCGATTTTAATTTTTTTCAGCCTTCGAATGCCCGCTTTTGACCCAGAGTGGTTGTCACAGTCGCAGGAAGGCATATTGCATATAACGGGTGAAGAAGCCATCTGTGGTTTCTATATTTCTTTTACTTAAGAATATACCGTGTTTTTTTGTTTCAATTTTTTGTCACTCCCTAAAGTAACCAAAAATAAAAACACGGTAATTCATTGTCCATCAATATTATAAAATGTGTTATTAGCGTCTGCTGCGTCCTCGGTGTCTTCCGAGACTTCTTGATTTTCTACGCACCGAAGTTTTGCGACGTTTACGTGAGTTTCTTTTTATACGTCTTCGTTTTTTGGTCGAACCGCCCCCCGATTGAGAAAAGGCGTACCCTTTTGATTTATTACCCATGTCGTTGTGGTTGTTGGTGTTCTTATTCTTGTTCTTGTCGGCGTCGGTTAATATAAGAAGGGGGGCGGGAGTGTCACTTTTAGATTTCCCTTTACCTTTTTTTGTTAATATCCATTTTTTCAAGTCTTCATAACTACGATCTCCTTTATAATATTCGGGAGCATTGTGCTTTTTTGGATGAAAATACAATATAGTAGGAAACCCAGAAACAGAAGGATTTATACCATGTTTTTTGAACATGTCCATACTACTGCTTTCGACTGCTCCTAAAATAATTTCATTTTTATGTTTTTCTTTTAGTTCTGTTATTACTTTATTCCACGCCGGCTTCATGGTTTCACAGTGCCCGCATCCGTTCATATAAAATAATACAATACCGTGTTTTTTCTTGAATTCCATAATTTCAGATTCGGATAATATTTTAGGTTCGTTATCATTTCCAAACATTTGTGTGTTATATAATTAACAAATATTATTTATATAACATATGTTACAATATTTTTTTATAATAAAATAATATATAAACGATGTTAAAAAATTTATTCATCATTTTTTTATTTATAATGGTTACATATTTTGTATTAAATTATACATCGGCAAACTTTAAAGAAGCCTTAACAATGCCGGGAGGTAATACGAATTGCCCGAATGTTTTAATACAAAAAGGGGCGCTTCTTTATTTATATAACTCTAAGAAAAAGGAAGTCCCTGGTGTAAATCCGGTTATATTCAACAATTTAGAAGAATATGTAGAGTTTGTCGAATTTCAACGCGCATCGGGAACTATATGTCCTGTATTATACCTGCAACACTCAAATGATGCCGATGGTAAAGAATCCTATAAAATTCGCCCCGGTCCTACAAATTTATTAGGCGGTTTAAGTGGCGTTCCTGCTTCCGGTTTTCCTTCTAGCCCACCGCCACGAAAACAAGTTACCCCTTTACTAGATGCATCACACGAACAACCCCCTTTTAATGTCAACTCTTACCCCGGTTATAATTATTCTGATACCGATCAGGGTGATTTTACCCCCGACATGATGCTTGATTATATTGCAGAATCAACAGGGCTTAGTCCAAATCCGATGGATTCGAATTGGGGAGGCGCGGATTTTACACAAACACTTGTCGAGAAGGGTTATTATACGGATGATAAAAAGTAAGTCAATCAATACGCCGACTATTTACCAGCACATAAAAACTTTTTGATGTTATCGACACAATTTTTATTAATTTTTCGGGTACTACCTAATTCGGTCTTTATCATAAACGTGTTTAAACACGCCGGGTCTTTCTCAAGTTGATATAAGAGATTTTGCACTGTCTTATATTCACTCATAAGTTGTATAGCCGTTTTCGAATTTATACCGGGTATACAAGATAACATGATTATATTTATATTTTCCGGAGTTATATATTCATTTTTTTCCTTGTGACCTTTAAGAACACTACAATATTTTTCACTTTCTTCCACCTCTGCCCCCACCTCTGCCCCCACCTCTGCCCCACCAACCGACCCACCGAGGTCATAATACGGTTTTCGATTTTTTTCATTTATAAGCGTTTTATTATATTTATCGGCAAAAAAAACAATTGTATCCGCGGTTTCACATATTGTATTTGTTCTCAATACCGAAAACCCCTTATAATATAAAAGCGAGAACATAGTACTAATAAGTGTTTTTTTCGTAATATGCGTTCGTTTTTCGTTGTATCGTTCGATATCTCCTTCAATAATATAAATGATATTGTGGTTATGTGTAGGTTCTTTATTTAAGCGAAATGATTGTTCATTGTATCTACCATCTTTAATACTTGCAGCCAAATCTGTAAGCGTTTTTCTCTCGAATATTACAATAGGATTTCCCGATTCATCTTCAAAAACAATGTCACCAATATGAAGCTGTTCTATTTTCATTTTATGGAATTTCGCATTTTCTCTCGGTTCTGTTGCATCTCCTTGTATAATATGATTACTCGCCTCAACGTTCTCAAACATATGAAGCGGGACTAAGCAGCCATTATTGTTTTTATTTGATGAACGTTCGCGTGTAGATGTAGGCGACTCTAATAACTGCGCTTCTATTCTTCTCTCAATCAATGGTATTAGATCCGTCTCGCGATTATCTATTTTTATTATTATGCCAGATGAAGACATTCGTCTATGTATATATCCGTTTCTTGCGTATATATAATATGTCTCTTATTTTTTAAATTGTTTACTTACATATATAATAACTATATGATACAGATGGTATATGGTACGACCGATACACCGCATATAGTTGTTATAGAGATGATAAATGACCTTGATAAATGGCGTTACAACTTGGGTCCAGCGTGACGAGGGGCATTATAGTACTGTCTGAAATTAAATAAATAGTTGGGATTTGCTGCAGGAACAGCGATATGTGATCTCTGTGCAAAGGACGTCATGAACCCTGTTGCGCTTGGTTGTGCTCCACCCTTCTTCATTCCGCCACCATTATTTGTATTTGTGTTAATACCGTCGGTTGACCCAGGTCCGCTAAATAATACACGTCGAGCTATAGCCGAACGACCATTTCTACTTCTTTGTCCGTTTTTTTGAGGCATTTTTCTATATAATCTTATAATATTAAATTTAAAAGATTATAATAGGTTGAATCTTATATTGAAATAAAATAGTAATATTTTAAACATATCTCTGGTAACCATTGCCAAAAAGACGATCTATACCGGGTTGATTATGCATTCTTCCGATACCACCTGCACCTTTATTGTAGGTAATCAAACCCTTCTTCTGCAAATAAGCAAAACCTTCTTTGCATCCCGCGGGAATACACTTGTCGTTGCAATAACTGGTCTGCTTCTTGTATACCGCAGAGTTAATTGACAGTATACCTATCGTTGAAGGCAACCCACCCATACTTCCAAAAATACATCCTTTGTTGGGCATCGAACCTACTGTCGTTCTTACTCTTTTACCACTGGTGTTTCCCATTCCTACCATTTTATGTTTTATATATATCCTAAATATTTTATTTTTTTTATAAAGTTAACTTTATAATTTTTTTATTACTTTATACATATTTTTATTTTAGAATATTTGCAATTTTAAAGTAAGTTAAATTGAAATGATTTAAAGTTAAATTTATAATAATCACCATATTAACACACTTTAACGCTATTCTCTTCCAACACAAATGTCCAAAGTATCCGAACCTTCTTCTTCTTCAGATTCTCCTAAATTAAATACATTGCAAACACAAGCCACGCAAGGAAAAAATATATTAAATGACATGGATATTATTCAGTGTGATGATGGTTACATATTTAACCCATACAATCAAGAAAATAGAGAGATTACATTGAGCGAAGTTCAATCTATTCTTTCGTCGTATGGGATTCCAACACAGTTGAACAACTTTGAACTGTATCGTCGGGCATTTATTCACGCTTCATATACAAAACGACCACAACTGGAAAATGCGAGAGAAAATATTAAAATCATGCCACAACCCGCAAACTGTATGGCTCTTAGAACAAAATCAAATGAACGCCTCGAATTTATCGGCGATGGAGTACTAGAGTGTGTTACAAAGTATTACCTATATCGCAGGTTTCCTAAAGAGAACGAAGGCTTTATGACTGAAAAAAAAATAGCAATTGTAAAAAATGAATCGATTGGGAAATTGGCTTATGACATGGGACTACATAAATGGTTTATCATTTCAAAACATGCAGAGGAAAAACATACGCGCACGAATCTAAAAAAGTTGGGGTGTTTATTTGAAGCATTTATAGGTGCATTATTTCTAGATTTTAACAAAATTACAGTGCATGATGAAGGCAAATGGTTTGAGAATGTATTTGTTACCGGACCAGGGTTTCAAATGGCGCAAAAATTTATAGAAGCGGTATTTGAAAGGCATATAGATTGGATATCCCTTATAAAAAATGACGACAATTATAAGAATATTCTACAAGTAAAAATACAGAAGGAATTTAAAACGACGCCTGATTATTTAGAGATACAGCACGATATTGATATCGGGTACACGATGGGTGTTTATTTATGTCTTGGAAAAGAAATATACCATGTAGATTATAGAAAAGCGACCAACTATGGAGAACTAAAGTCCTTTACAAAAATTCGAGAAATATACGAAGAAAAGGGACACGTTTTAGTGCACTTTGCTTCCGGAACACACAAGATTAAAAAAAAAGCAGAACAAATGGCTTGTGAATTTGCACTTCAAAACATTTGATACATTACTATATATTTGTTGTATTCGTTGTATTCGTTGTATAATAACAATATTAACTTATAACAATAATAGAGTTATTTTTATATTTTTTATTATTCTTGTATAATAATAAATATTTGTATAAATATAATAATATAATGGCGGACCAAGAGTATGAAAGTCTAAAATCCCAAATACAAAATTTAAAAAAAAGGTTATCTGAATCGGCGGGTGATATACAACAAGCGAAAGAAATACAAGAAACAATAGATAGGCTAGAAATTAAAGCTGTCTCTTATGCTGACCGCTACAGCTCTGTTGCTGCATCTGCTGCTGAACCGGCATCGCCCGCTCAAGCGATTGTGGCTGATCCGTACATGCAATCCGAAGACGATGAACCGGTAGATGTTGCTGCATCCGCTGCCGCGGTTAGTGAAAAGCAAAAAGTGGAGCGAGATAAGTTATCTGAAAGAGCTAGAGAAAATTTATTACAAGTCTCGCAAGCCCCAGATGTAGAAGCTCAAATTCTTCCTAGTAAAAAACAAGGTGTAGACTATGCGCAACAAAACATGATACAGCAACTTCAAACAACACTCGCTCCCGCTTTTGTTTTAGAAAGACTTGAAAAAAAACCCACTCCTACACAACAACCCAAACAAGGCGAAACAGCAGACCCACAAAAACCCAAACCTCATGCAAGGCAAAAAATAAAAATTACATTCCCAAAATATGTTGAGCCTACTGCAGGTGAAGCCGGCATTGAACGCGGTGTCAGTGTAATAAGTAAACGCGGAGAAGACTTGGTAAACCGCGATGATATTTTAGAAAGACTTCGCGCCACATTACATGTTCATGTATCAAAGGCTAGTGAAATTAGTAAAACGCAAAGTCAGCGTAGTAAACTATCGCCCAAACACGCACACTCTTTTATTCCAGATGCTGCCGCATTTGAAGCCGATACTTCCCTAATTACGCGACAAATTGTCATTATACGAAAACTGCCATCTCGTATATTCCTCGCTGAAGACGCATCTCTTGCGATGGGCGTGGGTATGGGTGCTGCAGTCGTCTCATCCGAACCAACAAAATTAGGCACAGAAAAGAGCGTAGGAGCAATAGCTTCCTCATCGAAACGCTTCGTTGAAAAACCCACGTGGGGGTTGGTATCTCAAGAAATAGAAAAAATGGAAATAAAAGGCGAGTTGGTCGCGAATCGCTTGCCGCGCCGTCCTTTGCCTAGCGTATCTGCTTCCCATTACTATATGAATAATCGTCAAAAATTTGTTAACTTTATTAACGAACTATTTTTGACGTATCACGACGAACTTACTAGCCAAAAGGAGCAAATTTCGTGCGACCCTGCCGCAAATGCCGAGTTTTCTCTTTTAACGCACCAAAAAATAGTTCGCGATTATTTGAATATATATACACCATATCGCGGTTTATTGCTGTATCATGGGTTAGGAAGTGGTAAAACATGCTCTTCTATTGCAATCGCCGAAGGATTAAAAACATATAAAAACGTTATTGTAATGACACCAGCATCCCTGCGCCGAAACTATATTGAAGAAATGAAAAAATGCGGAGACGAAATTTATAAGAAAAATCAATTCTGGGAATTTATTCCCATTGTTAGCAGATCCGACCCAATGATAGAAACACTGGCTACTATTTTACAATTAAAAGATAAATTCATAATTGAAAATAAAGGTGCGTGGTTAGTAAATGTAAAAAAACCATCAAACTATGTCTCACTGTCTACTGACGAAAAAACGAGCCTAGACCAACAAATCGAGCAAATGATAGATGCAAAATATACATTTATTAACTATAATGGTATGCGAATGAGTCACTTGAAAACACTATCATCCAACTTTACGCAGAATCCCTTTTCCAATCGTGTAATTATTATCGACGAGGCACATAACTTTATTAGTCGAATAGTAAATAAATTAAAACGCCCGACATCGCTCTCAATGAGATTATATGATATGTTAATGACAGCTGACAATGTAAAAATAATTCTTCTTACCGGAACGCCAGTTATCAACTACCCAAATGAGATTGCTATTATATTTAATATATTGCGCGGTTATATTAAAACGTGGAAGTTCCCTCTTCAAATAGGCTCGCAGTCAAAGGTCGATAAAAAGGTACTGTTGAAAATGTTTGAAGGATTAAATACTCTTGATTATATGGACTATAACGACAGCTCGCATGTTTTGACCGTAACGCGTAATCCTTTTGGATTTTATAATGTAGATGAGAAAGGACAATATAATGGAGTATTGCGTCCATCACCCGAGGGGGAAACACCCAACTTATCGGATACCGATTTTGAGAAACTTGTTTTGAATACATTAAAGACGCGCGATATTAGTGTGACTCCTGGAAGTATCACGATAGAAACGTTCAAGGCATTACCTGATTCATTGGATGCTTTTCGTTCCTATTTTATTAACGCCGAAACGGGACAAGTAAAAAATATAAATATGTTTCAACGCAGAATTATCGGATTGACATCATATTTTCGCAGCGCACAAGAACAGTTGATGCCCAAGTATGATAAAGATATGGACTTTCGTGTAGTGGAAGTGCCGATGAGCGATCATCAATTTCTAGCATATGAAAAGGCTCGTAGTGCAGAACGTAAATTGGAAAAAAAGTCAAAGTCGAAGAAAAAGCCGGGTTCAAAAGCGTCGGGTGCAGGCGGAGAAGGGAAAGGGGAAGATATATATGAAGACGCGGTATCTACTTATCGTATTTTTTCGCGGTTGTTTTGTAACTTTGTATTTCCAACCGAGATAGGAAGACCTTTGCCAAAGGAGGATGTGGATGTCGAGGGAGCAATACGCGAAGGTGCGAATGAAGAAGATGTTGATGCGATAAAAGCAACAGAAAGATTGGACAATCCGAATGGAGAGCATACGACGGACGAGGTCGAAGAATTGACACAAGAGATATCGGAAAAAATGGATACGACATATGATAAAAGAATAAGTACAGCTTTAACTAAACTGAGGGGTGGAATGATGCGGTTTTTAACAAAAGCACCACAAGGAGAGTTGCAAATATATAGTCCGAAGTTCTTAGCAATGTTGGAAAATATACAAGACCCGAGCCATGAAGGATTGAACTTGATATATAGTCAATTTCGCACATTGGAGGGTATAGGAATTTTTTCACTCGTTCTTGAAGCGAATGGTTTTGCACGATTCAAGATTCGCAAAAACGAATCTGGAAATTGGGTTTGTGATATAAGCGAAGAGGACCAAGGTAAGCCCATGTTTGCTTTATATACAGGCACAGAGTCGGATGAGGAGCGTGAGATAATAAGAAATGTTTTTAATAGCACTTGGGATTATATTCCCGTATCGATGAGAGAACAACTAGTACCTAAATCGGCAAACAACTTTATGGGGCAAATTATTAAAGTTCTTATGATTACTGCTTCAGGAGCGGAGGGTATTAGTTTACGTAATGTTCGTTATGTACATGTTATGGAGCCATACTGGCATCCTGTGCGAATAGAGCAAGTAATTGGGAGGGCTAGACGCATTTGTAGCCACAATGACTTAAAAGAGGAGAGACTCCGAACCGTTAACGTAATGTTATACGTAATGGGTTTTACGCCGAAACAAATGAGCGATGATTCGTCACTCGAGCTTAGATTAAATGACGTTAGTAAGCGCGATGCGAAAAAACCTTTAACGACAGATCAATCGTTGTTTGAAATATCTACCATAAAAGAAGAAATCAACCGTCAGCTACTTACAGCCGTCAAAGAAGCATCTATCGATTGCACAATTCACCGAAATGTCGCGTCGAAAGAGAAATTGAAATGTTTCACGTTCGGTGTAGTCAAGTCTGACAAATTCTCTTATTCTCCATCGATAGACAATGAGGAATCCGACGCATCGGTAGCTCAAAATACAAAAGAAACGGAACTAAAATTAGTAAAAATTTCACTGTCTATGGGTGGTGTTAAATCTGATTATGCATATGATAAAAGTACGAGTATTGTATATGATTATAACAGTTATTTGGCTGCAAAAGAAATGGGAGGCGAACCATTGATGGTTGGTAAAATAGTGGAAAAGGATGGTACAAAGTCGTTTGTTAAAATGAGCGCTGCGATGGCGGAATCATCTGCAAGCGTGGCATCGGTGGCTGCAAAACCCAAAAAACCAGAGGGTGGTGTTGCCGTATCAAGAAAGCCGTCGGAGAGCGAAGGGGTGGCTAAACCGTCTAGTATGACTTCGAAATCTAAAGATGAATAAACATGAGACGTTACAGATGCGTGAGATTAATCGAAAATCATACATAATAGAAAATCATACATAATATATAATACACAATCCTGTTTATTATATGTTATAGAAACATCGCACTATTTTTTTGATAGTAATTCTAAAATTGTATCTTGTGTTTGTTTTATAGATTCAATGTAGTTTTGTATTTTATTTATTTTCTCATCTAATTTCGCATATTCTCTCGAATCTATTGCATCTCTAGTGTTATCAACTGCAAAAGGTTGCATAGTAGTATCGGCGGATATACATTCGTCTTCATAATCTGTCATAAATCCATCCAATGGAATTTCGTTATCATCTGACTCATACATTGTACCCATATTTGTTCTTTTTAATTTTGAAAGGAACGATAAGTTAGTATTATTGGTAGTGTCGCGTGATGCGATTGTATCATTTATAGCATGATTTCTCACATCTTTCTCATAAGAAATTTCTTCATTATTATCCTCATTAAATGATACATTTTTTTTATTAATAGCAGACTGTTTGTCCGTCGGGCGTTTTATATCATTTGAACGCTTTATAGCAATAGAAGCATTTAGTGCATTTGTAACCGGATCATTAGACCCGGTTATCCATTCCTCTGCACTTTTCGAATTCTCTTTATTCGTAGGTGTTACGAGTTGTTCTAACTCTCGTTGACGTGACGATAAAGCATGAGCTAATAATTTTTCCATTTCATCGCTAGCCAATTTATTATCATTTAGCGTAGTATCAGAAAAATCAATACTGGTGGGTTTTTTATTATTCAACATGGTATTCATTTCTTCCTGTTTCTCTTTTAAACGACTCTCTAATTCAGACATACGATGGTTTTGTAAATCGTCTGCTCTATATATTTCCTCTATTTTGTTTTTTTTACCACTACCTCTCGCATCTATTGCTTTTGATGACACAGGAGTCATACCAAATCTAGGTGGAATGGGTAATGCGGATGTTAATAAAGGAGGCTGTTGATGCATATGCGGTTGTGGTTGTGATTGCCCATGTTGTTGTGGTTTTTTAAATTTCCCTAATTCTGTAATCATTTTTTTAATAACTGCCTTATTGCTTTTAACTATCATTTCTGATGCTTTTTTATTATAATCATCATCGCCTTCATCATTTTTATCAAAAAAAATATCAAACTCTGGTTTCATAGATAAAATAGAAACCTCAAAATGTCGTTTTATATTTTCGAAATAATTATTTGGAATATCATTAAAAACGCCACCTTCTTGCAAAAGTCCCCATATAATGCTTTTATTTTCATTATTTGTAAAATCTGTGAATGACATTTTATTAATTCGGTTTAAATATTATTATCTTCTCTATAGTTTATTATATCTCAATTATTTAATATATTTTACGCGTTATTATCTAAAACGGTACGCGTTATATTATTTTAGAAACTAATATAAACATATAAACATATAAATAATTAAGTCGAAATCATTAAATATTATAAACAAAAAAAATATTAAATATATTTTGTTTATAATAACATAAAATCACTATTACATCGCATATTCATGGAAAGCAATTATATTATTTTTAACCATTTGGGTAGATTCGGGAATGCAATTTTTAGGTATATGGCGTATATAATGTTACAAAAGGGTAGTACTAATTTTGAATATATACTAGATACTGACTTTTCAAATCTTGAAAGTAAATGTGTAAAAAAGACAAAAATTATAAATGAAGATAACTTTTTCGAGTTTATAAATACAGACAATCCAAATAATCCAAATAATCCAAATAATCCAAATATATCAAAATTACCGGATAATACAAACATATCCTTGCGAGGGTATTTTCAGTATGATAAAATTTATTTACAAAACAAGAATTATATTTTGGATTTCATAGAACAACATAAAAATGTTCACAAGGTTAGAACCGACGATGAAACATATTTAACAAAGTACATTGTAGACGACATGTTATTAGAGTCATCAAAACGATATGAAAATGTTATACACATACGTCTTGATGATTTTAATGGAAGACCCGACTTTATAGAGACAGAATACATGTTAGGACTATTTGATAAAATAAAGGATATATTTTACAACAAGACTGCAATTGTTACTGAAACACCGAGGAGCGACAATGATATAAAATATTTAAATACGATACTCGAATGGTGTAAAAATAACAATATACCCATTCCAGTAATAGAATCAAATGATATATTAACCGATTACAACATTATGAAACAGGCAAAGGTAATAATAAGCTCAATGAGTACTTTGTGTTGGATGGCTGCATATTTTTCAAAGTCATTAGAAAAGATATACATGCCAAACTATAATTTTTTCGATATAGAGGATAGAAAAAACGGTTGTTTTAAGATGCCTATCGAAAATACAATATTATACAATGTTAAAACGACAAAATTCGCAGATATAAAAGTAGTTATACTAACACTTGAAAAATACTCACACAGAATAAACAAAGTATACGGTATAATAAATAAACTTTCCCAAATAGGGTTACAGTGTAGTTTATTTTATGGTGTAAATGGAGAAGATATTTCAGTTACAAAAACCGAAATCCCTGTCATATACAAGTTAGAATATAACGATGAAGTAAAATATTATGACGCGTCTATAAGAGTGAACAAACAATTTATGAAACGAGGTGAGTTGGGGTGTGCATGGTCACATTTGAATATTTACAAATCGTTACTAGACGAAGAGTCGATAGATAAGTATTTAATTTTAGAAGATGATGCGGAAATTGTCGAAAAATTAGAGTATTTGTATGAATGTTTGCGCAGTATTCCCGCCGACACTGAGATGTGTCATATTGCTAAATCTGATTGGTTTCCTTTTGTATTGAATGATAAGGTAAATGACATGTGGTATAATATTAATAAATCATATTTTAATAGACTTACTGCCTATATTATATCTAAAAAGGGTGGGCAAAAAATATTAGACTATGCAAAAGACCATATAGATATACCAGCAGACGACTTATTGTCAAATATGTATAATACCGATATGTTAAGAGTATATGTTCCTGCAAAGTATATATTTCATGAACCGAAAAATACAATATCGATAATAGGAAATTTTGTTGGTAAGTAAATAAAATTAAATAACATTAAAATAATATGTTTAAAAATATGTTTAAAAATATGTTTAAAAATATATTTAAAAATATTTTTAAATAATAATAATATAATATTAGGTAAAAAATACACGCTATGCAACCTACGCAATCTATATACAAGCCGCAACATTTTCCAGTTAATAACGCAAAGTTGTTATTTTTCGATATTTTTTATAAGAACAACAAAATATATATGATAATGCCTATTTATAATACACCGGCATCGCCACAATCTATAACCGTAACAATAAATAATAATGTTATACCAATAAAAGAGAGTCACGTTAAAGATTCAAACGAGCCCACTTTAGTATACATTTATGAATATATAACCCCACCAAATAGTATAGTTAAGGTAAATGTTAGCCTTATCGACAACGATATAAAATCATATGAATTGACACACACACATACACACGCAACAAATAATTTCTTAGCGTTAACGACATTATTAAAACACGACTATCATTTGTTTCCGTTATTTTATAACTACTATAAAGAACAAGGTGTTGACCATTTTTTTATGTATTATAACGGAGTTATTACACCAGAAATAAGGAAAATGTTCAATAAACCGGATGTTACATTAGTTGAGTGGGATTTTCATTACTGGAATCCACGCGGAGTAAAATATGTTCATCATGCACAAATGGGGCAAATGCATCACGCACTATACAAATATGGGAAAGACATATACGATTATATGATTTTTTGCGACATGGACGAGTACTTACATGTTTCCAAAAATAAATTTATTGAATGTATAGCATCCAATGGTTCAATCGATATAAACAATACCCTAAAATCGTTTATAAAACATAACCTCAACATTGATATTTTTGGATTCTGTAATATGTGGGCAGATACAATGAATGGTAATATTCCAAATACGCCGCAGTTGCCTAAAAAATTCTTATCTGTAACTGAACCGGTTGAATATCTCGAAAGAAGTAAAAATATTTATAAAGTATCCTCTATAAATACAATTGGAATACATCAAATAGGCTATGAATTTTGTAGTACATTGAAAGCTATAACAGACTTAAAAATGTATCATTTTTATAAATGGTCATCAAAAAAACGCACTATACAAGGCTGTACAAATATCGTAGAGTTAGACTAAAAACGGACATAGGTCATAGGTCATAGGTTATAAATCTCTATTAAAATATGTATTACGAAATGTTTGCATTTCTTCGTCGGGGAAATCATCGGTAAGAAAATCTTCCGGTTTTTTAGTCCCTTTCAATATATTAATAATCATGAAAAGAGAATATACTCCACATTCGGTGGGTTTTTTCTGATGTTTTTTTTTATTTTCTATATATCGAAAATCTATTCCAGCAACTTTCCCTTGTTCGGTAATTTTTTTAATTAACTTTTTAATTTCCTTGGGCGGCGGAGTACCGGTGCTATCAAAAAAGAATATATATTTCTCTTTTATATTCACAAACATAGATATCCAATGCGAACCGGATAAATAGTGCGGGTCGGTATTAAAAACAAATCCAATTTTATTTCTACCATTTCTGATGGATACATTCAAGTCAAAGTGACACAATTCTTCCCACACACATTCTCCGTACATTTTAGGTGAGTCAAAGTCGATGGGTGCTGCTCCTATAAAGTCAAAATAAGGGTATTCTTTTTCATATTGTTTCATAACGTTTTCAATATCAATACTATTTAACCATTCATTCGGATTTTTTTTCCAGTCGTCGGGACTTTTCGGTGCAAATGTATAGTTCAACATTTCTTTATCTACGCCAGATGAAGCAAAGTTCTGCTTTAACCAACACGATTCCTTATTACATACATTTTTTAAGTGTTGCTTTAAAGATATCCAAATTTCGCGCGGGTCATTTGTTGTTATCATAACATCCGGATGACGCGCATTCCATAAGTCTTTAAGCTTTATTAACGAGTCATTGCTATAACATGTAAAATCGTTTTCTTGTAGTTTGGGGCTACACTTCAATTTTATAAATCCATCGGGGTGTTTCTCTACCGGAGGTGCAGTAGCTTCCGTTTTTTTATTCTTATTCCACCTCCTTACATTCGCGCGACTTGAAGTCGGTTTATTCTTATTTTTTATGGTTTTTGATGTACTAGATTGTTTCGATGTTGTGCGCCTTTTACCTCTAAATTCTGATTTAAATTTCATATTTTTATCTACAAATTTTAGAATATTCTCCATCTTTTTTGTTTTCATGACTGCGTATTTTGTAACTACGTATATATTATTTCAATATAATTAATATATACATTATGGCAATTTGATGAAATTATTCATTGATAGTATTTAAACAATCAATACTACTATTTTCACTTTTGGTAACCTTAATATCGATTACTTCATTCGTATCTCCCCATTTCACACCATTATTGTTATTATTACCTATTTTATTCTTCGTGAAACCTTTTTTAATATCCTTCTTTTTATATTTCGGATCTTTCAGGTTAAGTTCCTTCGTTTGGGGTATTATCATTTCATCTTGTGGTGGTGACGTTTTTGTAACAAAGTTATCCATGGTTATAACTTTTTTATCTACTTGTTTCATAAACAACTTATTTGCTTCATCGATTGACCACCCTTCCATGTTATCCAGACCCAATTCTACATCCGACTTATCGGCGAAAACCATACCTTTATAATCACCTTGTATATTATCCATGGTGTCTTTAAATTTAAAATGCGAAACACACAAACGCGCAAATGTGTTGAAAGCATTTATTATAACATCATTTACGGGACAGTCGCTATTATTATTGAGATTGTTGTATAAAATATCTTTCACCATTGCAGAAATACGTTTTCTATAAAACTTTTTTTCACTCTTTAACACCGTGTCGTGATCCAAATTATTCTTTTTTAAATATTTATTATATGTTTCCGAATTTGCCATAATCTCAAGAGTAATATAGTTAACACTGTCTATTTTATTATTATTTACAAGGTTTTCCGATTTTATATTATCCGAAGCAAGAGATTCAATAATAGGTTTATTAATATCTTCATTTTTCATTTATGATGAATATATATAAAAAATAATATTATTTAAACGCGTATTGTCTTATAAATAATATAAAAATGCACTCATAAACAAAGGTTCAAAATCGAATTTCCGGTAGTGAAAAAACGCAATATTATCATTTAGAGAATATTACAATACTACTCTGTCGCTATGTAGTCATGATATAAAAGTGTGTTTTTCATTATAATTTTTATAAATATTCGCAAATATATAATTATAATTAAAAATATTTAAGTAGTTATCTCGACTATTAAATAAACGCTTATTGATAATTATATATTCTAAACTATTAATTAGTTGGTGTAAAAATGAACAACCGTTTCATCATTATTATAACTAGCTTTTATAGAAGTTATGATTGAATATGCTCCCGAATAGCTATTTAATGTGTTGATAATATTTTGATTTGTAATAAGAACCGAATTATTACCAAAGTTTACACTAGGTAAATAAAATTCCTGTTCATATGTATTTGTGATAACATTTGGATAAGAACCTGTATTTATGTTTACAATTATTGATAAAGAAGTTAAAGGAGAAGAAGGCTGCGACATTCTAGAAAATTCTCTTGTTACAGGAATAGCGGCATTATAAAAACTATTTCCCGCTTGGCGTGCAGTAACTACTACATAACCAAAACCATTAAAAATCAACTGATTCCCATCTATTGAAGCAATGTTAGAATTATTCGTTACTTCGTATGTAACAGTTAAGTCCGAACTTGAGGTTGCTTGTAAATCTACAATACTATAAAAAAACCCACGCGATGTCGAATCAAAAGTGATTGTTTGGTCTCCTTTATTAACAGTTAGTAATGCTGTTACCTGCCCCGCATTATAATTTGTGTCTTCTGCTTGGTCAACGGTTATAGTAGATGTTCCTATTCCTCGTATAGTTACAGTGCTACCGGATATAGTTGCAACAGTGGTATTAGAACTTGAATAACTAAACGCACCTGTGCTATTAGAAGATGGAGATAAATCGAACGGTACGTCACCCCGTAGCTTGGTTATAGGTGCAAGCGATAATGTTGGAGCAGTTCTCGGAGGTGAATTCGATATTGTATTAATAAATGAAGTTGAATTCGCAACAATATACGAATCCATTGATGTATAAGATTTTCTAACGGATACAGCGTCAGTTAAATAAAACGTATTATTAGTAGTATCCAATGTGTTTGCTGTATATGTATTTGAATAAATAATAAATTTTTTAATAGAAGGTATAACAGATGATGTTGCCGCCCCATCGGCGATATTAAACCAACCACGGGGTAAATTTGTTACTGTGTTTCCGGTTATAGTTACCTTTTTCAAAAATGTATTCAACCATTCCGATGTATCAGGTAGTATAACAATAAAAGCATTGGAGGTATGCGTTTTAAAATTATTCCCTGTTACAACTAATTCATATTCGTCTCCTGTAGCACCATCACTTGTTCCACTTTCAAAGAATATTACATGACCAGTTGTTGTTGTTGAACCGGTAATAAAATTCAAAGTATTGTTACTTAATGTTGTTGTACCATTTCTTCTATTTTGATAACCATCATTAGTTTGGTTATGTTCAAGAATTCTAAGATTTGTCGATTGTGCGGATGTAAAGGTATTATTATCTATTAATATATTACCACTTTGGGCATATAAAGCAATAGCCCTTAGTGTTGTACTATTACTACCGGTTAATCTCGAATGTATACTACATCCGGATACACTAAAATATTTCATGTTACTAGAAATACCAAATTTTAGATACTCAATTCTACAATCACTAATTACCGCATTTTCATAAATTAAAGATGCACCTGTGGAATTATTACCAGCAGTCTCGTTAAATACAGGAACACTATTTGGAATCAATTTAATACAAGTTGCTGCACCACCACCACCACCATTCGCTACTTCAGAAATACCAGAAAATGTTTTATGTATAAATGTTAGCCCTATTAATGAAACATTAGACTCTATAATTTGTATTCCAGTTTGATCAGTTGTAGATTCTAAAGTTATTATAGGTCTTGTTCCTAAAGTCGTTGATCTTCCAATTAAAGTTAGTCGTTTATTTATATTTAACGCAACATTACTTGAACGTTTACTCTCAACATAATTACCCGATTCTATACGAATCGTATCTCCATTGCTTGACATACTAACTGCTTTACTTACGGTAGCATATGGAGAACCAGATGAACCATCACCTGTTGTGTCACTACCCGTAGTCGATACATTCCAAGTTGACATTATATATTATATATTATATAATATATAGTATATATTGAAAAATACTTAAAGAAAGAATTAAATATCTACCGCAAGTGAAACATTATTATCTATATAATATCCACCATAACCAACCAATATATGCTTTATATCATCGCCATCACTTTTACTATTCGTTGGGGTTGTGATTAGGACTATTATCCGCCGATTACTATTACTTATAGAATTGTTTCTCTTCTTCAGGTTCGATATCTTTGTTCTCGGTACGAGTACTATTATTAAAAAATTTACTCCCTAAATTATTGGGATTTGGGTTACAGTGGTCGAAGATTTCCTTCTTAAATAATCCAGCATAGGGCTGTTTTACTGGTTTAGGTGGAACATATACATTATAAAGGTCGCTAGTTGATGATGGTACATAATCAGACTGATCGCAATTTTGTAGAGCAAAAAACTGACTACGCAGTGTAGACTCAACATTTACGTTGTTCGCAAACCCAGACCATGGTGCCATATTATTTCCGGGGTTGAACGTCGTGTGAGGACTAAAAATGGGATAGTTATTAAGAGGCACTGTTGCTGGCTTACTTTGGTCTAAAATAGGCATATAGCCATATTTTGTAGATACGGGCACTTGATAATAAAAAGGTTGAAGCGACGCTGATGGAATATTTCGGGTCGATATTCTATCATTTATTTCATTTTGTCTTTCATATTGGCACATGTATAGTTTATTTGGAACACCATACATTTGGGATTTATTATATACATGGGAAACTGAATCCATACGAATATACTATATTTACTTATATTACTATATTACTATATTATATTTTGTTATAATATTTTGTTATAATATTTTGTTATAATATTTTAAAAAAACAGGTTAAAGATAATAAATAATAATATATATTCAATATCTGCCGATTTCCTACCTATGTGTGGTATATTTTTTGTTCAAAATTTTTTTAATCAAGATACGCTACAAAATTATAAAAAATGTCTATTGGAAAATATAAAGTCGTATCAAACCGATTTCAGCAAAATTTCTCATCGCGGACCAGACAATAGTATTTTTTTAAACGACAGACAATTTTCAAATAACTATGCTTGTTTTTGGGGATTCCATCGCCTCGCTATAAACGGACAAACGCCTGAAAGCAATCAGCCATTTTTTATTAAAAATTGTCGTCTTATTTGTAACGGAGAAATATACAACTTTCGCGCTCTTATATCAGAATTCAAACTCGAAGAAGAATACAAAGGCAACTCAGATTGCGAAATTATTATTCATCTATATAAAAAACTAGGTATTCGTAATATGTTGCGACGGCTCGATGGTGTATTCGCGTTTGTTTTACACGACTATGATACAAATACAACATATGTCGCTCGCGATCCTGTAGGTGTACGTTCATTATTTATTTCAGGACACGATTATACATATAGTAACACCATGATTGTTTCAAGTGAATTAAAAGGAATCAATGAATGTTTTAGACCAAATGCTAAACAATTTCCACCGGGTTGTTATGCCACGTATTCTAAATCCGTGAACGGGTTTGACAATGCGAATACTCCTTTTTTTAATTTCTATAGTTACTACGAAAATGTATCGATTACGCATGATGTTTTGACAGGACAAACCGAAAGAATGTACAACTATCCTACAGTCGAAGATACGGAAAAAAACGTTTGTGCCAATATAGCCACCTTATTCGAAGATGCTGTTATAAAACGCCTTATGAGTGACCGCAAAGTAGGTGCGCTTCTTTCGGGAGGGCTGGACAGTTCATCTGTGGTGGCAATTATGTGTCGCCACATGCCCGCAAAAGATTTGAATACGTATAGTATTGGATTGAAAGGGTCAACAGATTTGGCGTGGGCGCGTAAAGTGGCGGATTATTTAGGAACAAATCATCACGAAGTTTGTCTTACGGAGGAGGAGTTTTTGGGCGCGATTGAAGAGACGATTCGACAAATCGAGAGCTATGACACGACATCTGTTCGCGCGTCAGTTCCAAACTATCTTATCAGTAAGTATATTGCCGCGAATACTGACGACTGTGTTATTTATTGCGGGGATATGTCGGACGAGATTTTCGGGTCATATCGTGGGTTTATGAAGGCGGAGTCCGAGGAAGATTTCAAACGCGAAAATGAACGGATGGTTCGCGATGTTTGTTATTTCGATTTGCTGCGTTCGGATAAGAGCATTAGCGGTGCTGGACTGGAAGCACGTGTACCATTTGCTGATAAAACGTTTCTGCAATATGTCATGAGTATTCCACCGCGCTATAAGATGTTTACCGACGAGCGTATCGAGAAATACATTTTCAGGAAGGCTTTTAGTGGACTATTGCCGGATGATATCCTGTGGCGTAGAAAGGAGGCATTTAGCGATGGTGTGAGTGGACATGAGCGAAGTTGGTTTCAGGTGATTAGAGACTATATTGACACGAAGATAACGAATGAAGATTATAATAAGTATAATGATTTTACGAAATATACAGATGTATATAATGCGCCATACGATAAAGAAAGTTTCTATTATAGAACCGTTTTCGAAAGACTCTATCCTGGATGCGAGCAAACAATCCCATACTTTTGGCGACACCCGTTTTGTGAAGAGAAAGACCCGTCGGCACGTTTGTTAACAATTTATAAGAGCGAATAATATTTCACGAGTACTCTTTCAAAACAATTACAAAACCAATTAAGGCGATGGTATAGTTAAGAGACTTTCTACCCCATGAATATTTTCCAACATCTTTGCTGAAGAAAGCAGCTCCAAATGAGCCTAAAGAAATCAGGAAAACTATTAATAATGAAATGTTACCGATGTTTATATATAACATGTAAAAAAGAAATAAAATACCTATAGAACGAGTAGCCATCGACATGAACCATATAAAATCGCGTAATGTGCTCATATTTATTTATAAAATAATAAAATATTTTAATTTTTTATTATTCTGTAAGTTGTATTTTGTATAAAAATTTATAATTTTTATGAATTGTATATCAAATTAATATTTTTTTTTGACATGGTACTATTTACTTTTGGATAATTGCAACAATACGGAGTAACACGTTTCAATGTTGAGAAATATCCTTCAGAATTATACTGGTAAATAAATTTAGTATTAATAACAGTGCCATTGCTAATACTACCATCTTCGGTTACAAGATCAATTGTATCTGAGTTATATCCAACCATAAAAATATTATTATTTTTAAAAATTTTGTAATAATAGGCTTCATCGTATTCTATTAGGGAACTATTATTTGGAGTCATACCAACATTTTTAAAAATAGAATAACTATCGGGCAAAGATAGTTGCCCACCGCGATAATGTTGCATAAATAAAGATTGGTCTGAATTAATTATAACATTTTTTGTAAAAAGAACTTGATATTTTCCATACGGTGAACCATTAATACTAGCATCTAAATAATTATTAGATAAAGCTGCAGGGACAGACGAACTACCATACGCATTAAAATTAATATAATTAGTTTTATTTAGAGGAAGATTATTTGTTGTAAATTTACTTAAAACGAAAAAAATATCATAGAGCGAAAATATAGTATAATATATTATTGTTTTGTCTACAATAGCATCATATACTTCTTTACTAGTA